TTTAAAAATTAATTTTAAAGAAACAGATGAAAACATACATAACTTAGATAGTATTGATTCTGACTATATAATAGATTGTAGAGGAACACCTAAAAATCTAGATAACTATGATAAATTACACAATCCTTTAAACACTGCATTATTGGGTAGTCTTCCTAAAAAAGAAAATGATGTGTTATGGACCAGATCTATCGCCCACAACAATGGTTGGTGTTTTTATATTCCTTTACCTCAAAAAACTTCTCTAGGTTATTTATTCAACAAAAATATTACTAGTGTTGTAGATGCCAAAAAAGATTTTAAAAAAACTTTTAAAGTTACTGATGCAAAAGAATTTAGTTTTAATCAATACGTAGCAAAAGAACCTATAATAGATAACAGGGTTTTATTAAATGGAAACAGGCTTTTCTTTTTAGAACCGTTAGAAGCTACAGCCATGGGAATGTATATACAAACTGCTAGGTTTTATTATGACTATATATTTAATAATACTAGTAAATATCAAACAGGTTTAAATATTAAAGATCATGTTAATAAAGTACAAAATTTTATATTGTGGCATTATGCAAACGGTTCTACTTATAAATCTAAGTTTTGGAATCATGCTAAAAATATTTGGGATGAAAACAAAGATGAAGATTTTTTAAAACTTTTAAAAATTATAAAAGGAATGACAAAAGAAGATATAGAAAATAGTGTACATACTTCTTTTAAATATGCTCAATGGAAAGAATGGAATCTTAAATTATGGCAAGATCAAGTATAGAAATAATAGATAATTTTTTACCGATAGATGTATTTAAAGATATACAGAAAAAAGCAATGGAGTTGCCCTACTTCTATACCCCTAATATTACATTTGAAAACAAAGAAGATTATAATTTTTATTTAACTCATGTAGTGTATAATGACCATGCTCCTAATAGTCCTTTCTTTCAAGACATAAAAGTAATTATAGATAAAATAGGAAAAGATTTATTTTTAAAAAGAATTAAAGTTAATTTTTATCCTAGAACAAATAAACTTATTGTTCATGATAAACACAGAGATAATAAAAAATCTCATAAAGGAGCTTTATTTTCTTTAAACACCTGTAATGGGGGAACTTACATTGGAGATAAATTTATTAACTCTGTAGAAAATAGAATGCTGTTTTTTGATCCAAGTAAATTTCACCGCAGCACTAACTGTACTGATCAACGTGCAAGGTTTAATATTAATTTTAATTACTTTTAACATATGATTCATAATTTATTTCCTACCCCTATCTATCAAGCAGATTTAAAAGAACCTATTTCAAATAAAATTTTAAATAATAAAGTTGTGTATAAAGAAAATAAAGGCAACAAAACTAGTGAGAATAATTATATTTTAGAACAACCTTTGTATTTAAATTTAAAAAAAGAATGCCAGTCCCACCTAGAAGAATATTACAAAACAATTATAAATACAAAAAATAATGTAACTCCTTATATTACGCAATCTTGGTTAAATGAAACTAAAGAAAAAGGATATCATCACACACATAACCATCCCAATAGTATTATATCTGGTGTGGTATATTTTAATGCTGATCCTAACAAAGATAGTATCAGAATATACAAACCTAAAATAGGACAGGATTATTCTTTACAATTTTTAATGTATCCTAAAGAATACAATGCATGGAATTCTCATGATTTTGTACTTCCAGTAAGGTCCAATTCAATTATATTATTTTCTTCTTATTTATCACATTCCGTAGATACTAAGAATTCTCCTAATATTAGGACTAGTTTGGCTTTCAATAGTTTTGTAAAAGGTGTAATAGGTGATCAAGTTAATCTAGATTTATTACAAATATAACTATATAGTGTGATATTATGCTACAAAAATTAGGATTTTTACCAGGTTTTAATAAACAAGTTACATCTACCGGCGCTGAATCACAGTGGACAGGTGGTACAAATGTTCGTTTTAGATATGGCACACCTGAAAAAATAGGTGGTTGGTCTCAATTAGGGAACAGTAAACTAACTGGCGCAGCTAGGGGTTTACATCACATGGTAAATAAAACAGGTATTAAGTACTCTCTTATCGGCACTAATAGAATTTTATACGTTTATACAGGAGGTGTTTATTATGATATACACCCTTTAGTTAATCCATTAGGTACAACTATTACAAATGGATTTAGCACAACTAACGGTTCACCTGTAGTAACTATTACTTTTCCAGCAGCACATAATTTTGAAACTGGTGACATTATATTATTTGGTGATGCTAGTACATTTGTTGCTATTACGGGATCTAATTTTGTTGCTGCAGATTTTGCTGATAAAAAATTTATGGTAACAGCAGTATCTGGAACAGCATTAACTATTACAATGCCTAGTAATGAAACAGGGGGAGGAGCAACTACTTCTGGAGGAATAACTTATTTTCAATATTATCATGTAGGACCACCTGATCAGGTTGGAGTATTTGGATGGGGTATATCTCAGTACGGGGGAACAGCAAGTAGTCCTCAAACTACTACACTAGTTGGAGCATTAAATAATGATGCGTTTGGAACTGGGGGAACAGGAACTACAATTAATGTAGCAAGCACAGCTAACTTTCCAACAGCAGGAACAAATTATATACAAGTAGGAACAGAAGAAATATCTTACACAGGAGTAACAGCTACAAGTTTTACCGGAATTACTAGAGCAGTTAGAGGAACCACTAGAGCTTCGCATCTTAATGGTGCAACCGTAACTGATCATAGTAATTATTCTGGATGGGGTCAAGCAGCAGCGACCACGGATAAAGTTGCAGAACCTGGTATGTGGTCTTTAGACAATTTAGGAAGCACTGCTATTGCATTAATATTTAATGGTGAATGTTTTGAATGGAACTCAGATCTAACTAATGCTGTAAGAACAAGAGCAACAATTATATCTGGTGCACCAACTGCATCTAGAGATATGTTAGTATCTACACCCGATCGTCACTTAGTTTTCTTTGGCACTGAAACAACTATTGGAGATAAATCTTCACAAGATGATATGTTTATAAGATTCTCGTCTCAAGAAAACATTAATGAGTATACACCCACAGCTGAAAATAGTGCTGGCACACAAAGACTGGCCGCTGGATCACGGATCATGGGTGCTAAACTTGGTAGAAATGCACTTTACGTTTGGACAGATACGGCTTTATTTACTATGCGTTTTGTTGGAACTCCATTTACATTTGCTTATGAACAAGTTGGTACTAACTGTGGATTGATTGGTAGGAATGCAGCTGTTGAAGTTGACGGAGCTGCGTATTGGATGTCTGATAATGGTTTTTTTAGATACACCGGTAAACTAGAATCTATGGACTGTTTGGTTGAAGATTATGTCTATGACAATTTAAACACAACATCTAATCAAATGGTTTATGCGGGTATTAATAACTTGTTTGGTGAAGTTACTTGGTTTTATCCAGAGTCTGGTTCTAATATAAATACACAATCAGTTACTTATAGTTATTTAGATTCTACAGCTAAACGACCTATTTGGTTTGTAAATGCGAGTAGTTTATTTATTAGAACTACTTGGCAGGATTCTGCTGTGTTTGGTTTACCACATGCAACTCAATACGATGCCGGTGATGATGACTCATTTGATGTAGAAGGTAATACAGAAGGAATTACTTATTACTATGAACATGAAACAGGAGTTAATCAAATAAGAGGAGGAGTAACAACAGCTATTCCAGCTAACATTACCTCTGGTGATTATGATATTACACAAAAAGTTGTAAGAGGAGCAGCTACTAACATGGCTGATCTTAGAGGAGATGGAGAAAACATTATGAGAGTAAGTAGAATTATACCTGACTTTATAAATCAACAAGGAAATTCTATTATACAATTAGATTTAAGAAACTATCCAAACGATGCAGCGGCTAGTTCATCATTAGGTCCTTTTACAATTTCTTCTACTACAACAAAAGTTGACACACGTGCAAGAGCAAGATCAATAGCTCTTACAATATCCAACACTGCAGTAGATACTAGTTGGAAATTAGGTACGTTTAGATTAGATATACATGCTGGAGGAAGAAGATAATGGCAAAAATAGTACAATCATTAACTAGAGCAAGTTCTGAATATGATCAAGATGTATCACAATCGTTAGTTAGAGATTTAGATGCAGTGTTAGAAAAATTAAATAGTACATTTCAAGAAGAATTAAAACAGGAGATAGAAGCTAGAAGTTTCTTTTTAGATTAATGGCAGTAGTAAACCAATATAAATTTAAAGGTATAGATAATAATACTAGTGGTAGTGCACTTACACCACTGGGTGCTAGTATTCCTGCAGTCAATGAAACAATAGTTATCAAATCAATACTTGTTACATCAGCAGGTACACCAGTTATTACTGTTACTAACAACAGTATTACAGCTATTAAATCTGCACAATTAACAGCAAACACAACAGCAGAATTATTAACCCAACCGCTAATAGTAGAAGGTGGTACATCTTTTACAATACAATCAAGCACAACAGATTCGTTTGATGTAGCTATTAGCTACTTAAACATTAAGAAAGAGGTAACAACATAATGGAAGATATACCAATAATAACACC